ACAACGTATGAGTGCTGATCCTGATGCACCAAGAACTCTTGATAATTGCACACAGAGAATGGTTGATGGAATTGTTCGGGAATTGATAGCAGAAGGTAGGATCGGGAAGTATTCGTTTAGTAGATCTGGGGGTCGTAAATGGCTCGGAACTACAGATGGAGACATGAGTAGAGGAGAATATGAGGCAACAACAGCAACGGATAATGTATGATGGAATACATAAGATACTATGAAACTCATATTGATTGTGATTGGTGTGGCAGACAAACCAGAGGTCGGATCTACAAAACCCGAACAGATGTCAGTTGTGGATCCTGTAACAGGCAGCTGAAGGAGTTAACAAAAAGAGAAATAGCAATAATAAAAAAAAGAAATAAAAATGAATGACTTTAAAAATAAAAAAGTTTTAGAAATAAAAAAAGAGGAAACATACGAGTGGCTAAAAAGATTACATTATGCCAAGAGAATACCGTCAATATCCTATTCGTTCGGGTTATACTTACATAAAGAATTAATTGGTATAATAACTTATGGCTCGCCACCGAGCTCATCTCTTTGTATTGGAGTTTGTGGCGAACAATTTAGAGATAAAGTTATCGAGCTCAACAGATTATGTTTAATTGATAATGATAAAAACAATGCGTCCTATCTTGTTGGTAATAGTTTAAAGTTATTACCCAAGCCCCAGATAGTTGTATCTTACGCAGATACAAGTATGAACCATACAGGATATATTTATCAAGCTACTAATTTTATATACACAGGATTGTCAGACAAAAGAACAGAATGGCGAATAAAAAATTCTAATATGCACTCAAAGACAATATGTGAGAAGTATACTTTACAGGAAAGAATGAATGACAAAGATAAGTTTGAGGTAGTCGATAGACCAAGAAAACATAGGTATATATATTTCTTAGGAGACAAAAGACAAAAGAGAATATTTAATCAAAATTTAAATTATCCTATACATTCTTACCCAAAAACAGAAACGCTGAACTATAGGATAGACAACAAAGTTTCAACACAAATGATATTAATTTAAAAAAAAATAAAAAAAACTCTTGTAATAGGAAAAAAGTTCCTTATATTACTATCATACACTAACAAACGAAAGCGAGGTGCTAAATGTATAAAAATATTAATATCCCACCAGACAGAAAATTTTTCTTACATTATGTAGACAAGACAATGAATGACAAAGGTAAGTTTGAAAATAATGTGCCAGGAGATGTACTACATACACAAGTGTATGGTTTGTATAATAAAGATTTAGTTAACGTGAGTAATCTTGATGTTGGCAAAAAAGTTTATGTCACAAGTTACGATAACAAAATTGTAGTTAAGAGGGTTGCCTAATGACTAGACCGTTAGTTAAAAGAATTGATATGGCTTTGCACGTACAAGAGTTATGTGCAGAGCATGACATCACTGTTAAGTATCAATCATTGAATGATACAGACCCACGTTATTATGCAAACCCGAGACACAAGTTGATTTGCATTAGACCAACAAAGAACACGGGTTTTTATGTTTCGGCATTACACGAGATTGGTCATTTGATTGGACCTGCACAAGGCAGAGAAAATGATCTTATGGAGAAAGAGATTGGTGCTTGGAAGTATGCTATGTCTGTTGCGATTGTATGGACAGATACTGCTAGTAACGTAATGAAACGTGCATTGATGTCATACGGTATGCCTCAAGGTCATTGGGAACAAATCTATAGTGAATGTCGTGCTTATGCCGATGCTTACAATGATTTAGAAGAGAGTGTTGTCAATGGTAATTAAAGCAAGACGAGTTCCTAATGTTAGAACTGAAATTGTTGACGATTGGTATGGATCAATCGTTGACAAAGAATGGGATGAATATGAGGTTGGTTCTTCTTTCTTAGTGGAAGAACCATATTCACCACCAAAACCAAGTTTACCTAAATTAGGTACGGATTCAGAAGTTTATTGGACAGTTAATTTTAAGGAGATACAATAATGATTTACGAATGTGTAGAATGTAAACAAGAAGTAAAACCCGATTGGGTTTCTCACGAAGATGAGAATGGTAATTTAATTTGTGTAGATTGTGATGATAGGGGTGAAAATGAAAGAGACTAAAATTAGATATGGATTAGAAGATATTCTAGTTGATAAAGATGTGAAGTTACCGAAGTATATTAAATTTGTTGATGAGGACGGTAACGAATATGAAACAGAAATTTATTTTATGGGAGAAGAGGAGACAGAAGTTTGAATTGGATAGAAGGCAATAAAGAAAAGATTTCTAACTTGGAGTTTGCATTAGATTATTTATGCAGAGCTACAAAGCGAGATATATTTATTATCCCACCCGAAAAGGAAAAAGATCATATAGAGTATCTCAAAAAAGAAATAGAAAAAACATTGAAGATGTTGAAGAGTTAGGGGGTGTTGTTCAAGCTTTCGTGATGGCGAGTAGGCACGTCATAACTATAGATCACAAGGTAAAGTTGCCCCCAAAATTGATTTATACGATTTTACCTTTGTGCAAAATATTACGGACAACGTAAAAGTATGTAATAAAATCTATAGGATGCCTACACAAAAGGCTCGTTTTAAGAGCCGTCAAAGGGGTATAAATATATGTCCGTGTATGTTTGTACCCTATATTTTTAATAATCGGAGTAGAAATAGATGACAAAGTTTAGCGATGAATTTATAAAACAAGTTAAAAGTTATTGGGAAGATAACAAAGGAAAATTTAAACATACCGAAGAATCGGGAGTTCACAAAAAAATGAATGTCGATAAAAAGTTCGGGTTACAGGACTTGGCAGAACATTTTAAAATTACCGAATCACAAGCAAGAAGAATTATTTATGTGAAGAAACAATGATGTTGGAGACAGCAACAGCTTTGGTTTGCATGAGCTATGCTATATACTTTGAAGCTAGGTCTGAGCCCATAGTGGCTCAGCTGGCAGTGGCTCAAGTTATAAATAACCGGGTTAATGACCAAAGATTTCCAAATACAGTGTGCGAAGTTGTTACTGACGGCTTACGATATTCTTGGGATAGTCGAAAAATTGTTCGGGATAAGTGTGCGTTTAGTTTTTATTGTGATGGCAAACCAGAAGTAATTGATGATGTCAAAGCTTATGATTGGGCTGAGGCAATAGCTTGGGTTGTTCTAAATGAACAAATTAGTATTGACGTTACCGATGGTTCGACACATTATCATGCTGACTATGTTAGCCCTTATTGGGCTAATGCTTTTACACAAACAGTGTGTATTGATACACATTGTTTTTATAGATGGGAGCAATGATATGGGTGAAGTAATATTTTTTCCTATCGGGAAAAACAAAAAGCTACAAAAGGAGCTTTTGTTTGCACAAAAACTGCGTTGTCCAGAGTGTAATAAATTAAAAGAAGATGATTGGTTTATCACGTATAAAGATAAGACATATTTATGCGTTGATTGTAGTTATGAGATGGGTGAAAATGAGCACGAAACGTGAACAACAGGTTACGGGTTACGAAGTTACGGTGGTAAGTAGATTGGTCGGTAACTTATTAAGTATTTGTTTTTATTACATTAATCGGGTAGTGGTTACGGTGGTTACATATTGTTATGGTAAGTTAATTATAGATGCTAAGTCATTGATTTTATTGCTACTTACCAACTTACCGAGACTTACCCCCTATAGGGGGTATAGGGGGGTGGTAAGTAACCCACCACCTCCCCCTATATTTTTTTTAGCGTCCAACACGATAAATTGTTCGGAGCTACAGGTATGAACACCACGTACAAAATAAAAAAAGATAAGACACATTCAACGTCAAGAGGTTGGGAGAAGGAGCAGAAGAAACAATCGAAGGCAAGAGATAGAAGGTTTAACAAGCAATTAGCAAAGGAAAGATAATGAGTAAGGTAGGCGAAACATTAACGAAAGAACAAAGCAAGGCAGGTTGGAAAAGACTTACTGCGAAACAACAGAAGTTTTTAGATAACTTTATGTATCGGGATATGACACAAACTGCTTCAGCACGAGAAGCTGGATACAGTAACCCAACTGTTGATGCTGTTCGGCTTTTACGTAACCCTGTAGTACAGGAACGGTATCAGGAGATGCGTATGGAGGCTAACGCCAAGTTCGGAGTGACTGTTGAGAAATCTGTTCGGGATTTATTAAAGATGCGTAACGAGGCTTGGGATAATGGCAAGATCGGGGAGGCAATACGTGCAGAAGAGCTCAGATTAAAGGCGACAGGACTACTAGTTAACAAACAACACGTGATGCACGAAGATATGAACTCTCTCAGCAGAGAGCAAATCATTGAAAAACTGGAAGAATTTAAAAATATAGCTGTTGGAAGGATGCGTAACGTAACGCCAGATAAAGATGTTCGGGTTCAGATAGTCGAAAATAGTGAACAAGTGGGAGATTCTGGGAAATAATACCGTCTCGGGGGGTAAACGCTCACTTTGATCAGGAGATTCCCAGATCGGGATCCAGTTCCTGTGACATGGCGAATAATTGTTCGGGAAAAAAGAAGCCCGATCCTGAGATCGGGCTAAGTGAGGAAAATTTATATTATTCTCGGAGGAAACAATGAGAATGATTTAGATATATACCTGACAGATCCAGCTGTCAACCTTCCAGATCCTAAACCCGAACAATTGTTAGGCATGTCACGCCAGCATGTCACGCTGAGCAGCATGTCACGCCAGCTGAAAAAAAAATAAAAAAAAACTTGCACATTACTTGAAAATAGGAAATAATTACCTATATATATATTATACATAATAAACACGGAGGCAATACAATGTATGTAAAAGCAATTAATCGTAAGCATAGAAACGCAATCAGCAAATTCAAAAACAGAGTTGCGTTAGATATGTTAGCTAAAACTGATTATAACAAATTAAAGAAAGTGAGGAATAAACTAAATGAAACAAAAAACTAAACTATACTTTGCTTATGGGTCAAATCTTAATTTGACCCAAATGGCACAAAGATGTCCAAATGCTAGACAGTTGGGTGCACAGTATATTCCAAATTGGAGATTGGTATTCAGAGGTGTAGCAGACATTGAACCAACGAGGAGTAACGATGTATTCCTACCCGTTGGTATTTGGGAGATTACTAAAGATTGTGAAGATAGATTAGACATCTATGAAGGCTTTCCACATCTGTACAGAAAGATCACTGTCAATGGTATGATGACATACACTATGAATCAGAAAGATGTATCTTCCCCTAGCACACATTACTTCAATAGCATCTTGGATGGGTACAAAGACTTTGGTCTTAAAACGAATCATCTGTATGAAGCTTTGGGTTGGTCGCACTACAAGTCTAATCAATTTGATAATGTGACTAGAAACAATTCGGTCAGATCTTTTCATCGGGTAAAAATTTGATCGGGAAATAAGTTCATCGGGAAAAATCCTTGTCAGGATTTTCCCCTGAGGGGTGGCTTCGCCACCCTTTTTTTTTATATATATATAAAAAAATTTAAAAAATTTTTAAATTTTTTAAAACACGAACAATTGTTCGTGAAAATTGCTGTCTGAAAGACAGCAATTTTTATTAAAAAAACTTTAAAAAAATCAATGTTTTACTTGAAATATAGGTAATAAATGACTATATATTATATATAACATTTTAAACAACAAACACGAAAGCGAGGCAAAAAATGTTTACAAGAAACTCATCACCAATAATAGGTATTGAAATTGAAACAACACTTAGAAATTGCAACAGTGAAAGTGAAGGTATACGCAAGATCAAAGACGCACTTGAAAATTGGGATATTAATAACCCAATTGATTGGTGCACAGTAAAACGTGATGATACATCCAGTTCTGAAACAGTATTTGAAGTAATATTGCCGCCAATGGCATACGATGATTTAGGCAATTGTAATTTAATGCATCACTTACAAACAATTCAAAGTGCACTTGAAAGTATCAATGCAAAGATCACAGTTAAATGTGGCGGGCACGTTCACTTTGGAATGGAATGGTTAGACACGACAAAACAAAGTGTTGATAATTTTAATACTAATCAAATTATTAGTGTAAGACGTGGCAATGGATTTTATTCTGATAACAAAACAGATGTTATGCCATTTCAACTAGCAAAATCTGTTGCATATCGCTATGGATTAAATCAACAAATATTCAATAAGATTTTACCTAATAGTAGAACCAATAATACTTACTGTAGACCAATAGACAGTAAAGTTAATTCTAGTGAATGGAACAATGCTAGCACACTTGAAAAGCTTAATAGAATTATTGGCGGCAAGTTCAATGCAGTTAATTTTCAAAATAGTTGGGACGGCAAAAAGACAATTGAATTCAGACAGAACTCTGGTTCAATTGAAGCAGTAAAGATCTTAAATTGGGTAAAACTAATTACTAATCTTTACAGAACAACAGACAGAGAGTTCTTACAATATCAAAACGATTTATCAGAGAGCACAACACCAGACCAACCGTATAGAATTGGAACACGACTAGCTGAAATTTGGAGTTTATGTAGATCAGAAAACGGGGCAAGTGTTCAAGATTTGATGTTGGCAACAGGTACAACACGATCAAATATTGCAGGACGTATATCTGAAATGAGATCAAGATTTGGTGACGGTTCAATTGTCACAAGTACACAGCAAGCTAACGGCAGGTCCTATGGTAGCGGCGATGAGTTCGCAAGTTATAAGATTTTAAAAACTTTTAGAACTGGTTCTAATACTGTTGCTATAATACCTGACAATAGAGCAGGCAACCCGTCAATCTGGAATGGTATTGACGATGATTTATACGATTACTTTCACAGCAGAGCAGAGAGGTTTCAATAGCCTCTCAGTCTCTTTAAAACTAGCCCACTTCGTGGGC